GCAAAGATAGGATCAAAGGAAGACTTTACAACGGTATTTAAGGCAAGACTCGGCGGAACCAGTTTGGTATTTGACGACGGTAATGACAAGTACCTAAGAAAAAAATCTGCAGGTGACGGAGCACCAGAATATGCAAACGTAAACCTTGGAGAGACCGACGGTAAGTCAGACCTATTACACAACGAATTAGTAAGACTGCGTACACGTACAGGACATCAAATATTATTACACAACACGGAAGATTTAATCTACATAGGTAACAGCAGAGGTACAGCTTGGCTTGAATTAACTTCAGATGGTAAGATTGATATATTTGCTGAAGACTCAATCAGTATGCACACAAAAAACGACTTTAACCTTACAGCAGACAGAAACGTCACAATAGAAGCAGGTGCTAATCTAAGCCTAAAAGCATCAGGTGATTACAAGGGTGAAAAACTTTCTGTAGGCAGGGTACAGGTAGAATCAGACAAGGACACAAACATACTTGTAGGTGGTAGCACAAAGATCACAACAGAAATGGACCTTGATATTAATAGTGGCTTTAGCAACAAACTTACAGCAGGTTCAACAACAGAAATACTCAGCTCAGGGAACCATATAGAAACCGCTTCCGAAATCCATATGAATGGACCGCAGGCGGCTACGGCCGCTACCGCGTCCGCTCTGTCTGTACATCGCGTACCTGGTCACACAATCGAAGGCATTCTTTCACAACGTTCACCACAGGAAGAACCATGGACACACCATGAAAACTTAAACCCATTGGCATTTAAAATAGTGCTTACGGATAGGGATTCTATTACTACAGTAACTAATCCACTACCAAACCCAACTACGCCAGATGTGTTCAAGAAGGAGTTTAAAGGATAGGTAAATATTGTTATGGCAGACTTATATAAAAAAATCACAGTTCCAACAGCAGACAGAGGCAAACCCGTAGTCACTAATCGTGCATACAAAGGGTTAAGCACGGTCAATCCAAATAACAACAGCAAGTCCCTGTTTGACATAGCATTGATCAAACAAGATATACTGAATCATTTTCATATAAGACAGGGTGAAAAGCTGATGAATCCTACTTTTGGAACAGTTATATGGGACGCAATACACGAACCGCTAACAGAACCAATGAAAGAAGCCATAGCAAAGAACGTTACAAGTATTGTAAACAGCGACCCACGTGTGGTAGCAAGTAAAATTAACATAGATTCATATGAAAGCGGACTTCAAGTAGACGTAGACTTGATGTATTTGCCATATAATATTTCAGAAAGTTTAAGACTAAAATTTGATGAAAATAACGCACCGTATTAAGTACGCAGATTATGAAGTCAAATAAATAGTATTATATTAAGGAAAGCAAAATGTCGTCAACAAATAGACAAAATAGATTATTGTTAGCTGAAGATTGGAAGAAGGTCTATCAGTCATTTAGAAATGCGGAGTTCAAGTCATATGACTTTGATAACTTACGCAGAACAATGATCAACTATTTAAGACAGAACTATCCAGAAGATTTTAACGACTATATTGAATCAAGTGAATATCTTGCACTTATTGACCTAATTGCTTTCCTAGGTCAAAACCTAGCTTTCCGCGTAGATTTAAATGCAAGAGAAAACTTTTTAGAGTTAGCTGAACGTAGAGAATCAATTTTACGTTTAGCTAGACTCTTATCATACAGTCCAAAACGTAACCAATGTGCTAACGGCTTATTAAAGTTTGAAAGTATTGCTACAACAGAAGATATTGTAGACAGCAACGGAACTAACCTAGCTAGTCAAACTATCCTATGGAACGATCCGTCAAACATCAATTGGAGAGAACAATTTGAAAAAGTTCTTAATGCGGCATTACCGGTAAACAGCACAGTTGGAAAACCTATCAAGAAAGATACAGTTGAAGGTGTACCAACAGACCAATATAGATTTGATTCAAGCAACTCAGACGTTCCTGTTTATACTTTTAGTAAAAACGTTGACGGTAAGAATATGCAGTTTCAAGTTGTATCAACTAATGTTACTGGTGGAGTTATTGAAGAAGAAGCACCACTACCAGGAAACAACCTAGCATTTTTATACAGAGATGATGGACGTGGCCCAGGAAGTTCTAACACAGGATACTTTGCACATTTTAGACAAGGTATATTAGATCAAGGTACGTTTAATGTTGATTCACCAAGCACTAATCAAACTATTAGTCTTGAAGCAACAAACGTCAATAACACAGATATCTGGTTATACAAATTAGATTCAATTGGTGCTGAATCGGAATCATGGACTAAAGTTGATTCAATTGAAGGTAACAATATTGTTTACAACAGTTTACGTAAAAGCATAAGAAACATTTATGGAACTTTAAGTAAGACACAGGATAAAGTAGATTTAATTTTTAGTGATGGTACGTTTGGTAACTTACCAAAAGGACAGTTTAGAGTTTATTACAGAACAAGTATTAATGATCAGTATAATATTGTACCTTCAGATTTAGTTGCAATTAGTGTTACAATTCCTTACACTTCTAAAACAGGTAATCCAGAAAATATAACATTAAGTTTGGAACTAAAATATACTGTAGACAATGCTACGGTTTCTGAAACCAATGCAAGTATTAGAGAAAATGCACCAAGCACTTACTATACACAGAATAGAATGGTTACTGGTGAGGACTATCAAGTTAGTCCATTAGGAATCAGCCAAGAAATTATTAAAACTAAAAGTGTTAATAGAACAAGTTCAGGTATTTCAAGATACTACGATTTGTTAGATAGCACAGGAAAATATAGTTCAACTAATTTATATGGTGCTGACGGAATCATATACAAAGATAAGTTTACAGAAAAGAAAACATTTACTTTTAGTACTAAAACAGACGTACAAGGAGTTATTGCAAATACCATAACACCTATTCTAAGTCAAAAGCAAATGTTAAATTATTATTTGACTAACTTTCCTAAGACACTAGTTGCTGACTTAGGTGCTAAATGGTCACAGAAAACAGCTATAACAAATCAAGCAACAGGATCATTTGTTGATGTAACAGATTCTACGTTACAAGTAGGAACGTTTACAAGTAGTGCGTTAAAATTTATTGAAGCAGGAACACTATTAAAGTTTGTTGCTCCAACAGGTTTTCACTTTATGTCAAACAACAGCCATGCACTTATGCAAGGCAATGCAGATCATCCTAATGCAATAACTTACAAATGGGTAAAAGTTGTAAGTGTTACTGGAGATGGTAGAACTGATAATGATGACGGTACAGGACCTATCATACTAAATGATATTATTCCTACAGGTGCTATTCTTTCAGAACTAAGACCTAAGTTTGGTAAAACATTATTATCAGATGTACAGTCACAGATAGTTGACCAAGTATTTGCATTCAAAACATTTGGATTACGTTATGATGTAAACCTAAGACAATGGCGTATGATTACGCAAAACAATTTAGATATTACAAGTGACTTTAGTACAGGTAAAACAGGAGATGTTACTGATCAACAGTTAGACAGTTCTTGGTTATTGCTATTTGAAACAGATGGTGAAAAGTACACAATTACTTCTAGAGGACAAAGATACATTTTTGAAAGTAATGAAGAGATTAGATTCTATTATGATAGTACAAGCAAGATATTTGATAATAGAACAGGACAAATTATTAAAGACAAGATTAACATATTAAGCATTAACACACGACCAGACAGTACAAGTGCGTTTACTGTTGATTATCCTTGGGAAGTATCTAAGGAATACAGAGACGGTGACGGATATATTGATAGTAAGAAGGTAGAAATTTCTTTCTTTGATTCAGACAGTGACGGTGTAGTTGATGATCCAGAAACTTTTGTAACAGTTGTTGATGAAGCTACAAATCCATTGACGAAATATATCTTCCAAAAGAAATATACAACGTCAGATGGTATTGAAGATTACAAATATATGGACAATAGTTCCAATGCAGTACAAATAAAACAAAGCGAAAGTGTAGTAGGTGCATTAAGCTCTTACACAGACGGGCAAGTGTTTTATCTAGTTACTGAAGGTGTGTTTAAAATTTACAGTTCAACAGCAGGCACACTAGCATTAACAACAGACTACAAAGCATACGTAGGTAGAGATGGAATTAAATTCCATTATATTCACTCTGCAGACGATGACAGTAGAATCGATCCAAGTTCAAGTAACATCATTGACACTTATTTGTTAACTAGAACTTATGATACAAACTTTAGACAATACTTAGATGGCACACTTACAGCTAAACCATTACCGCCAAGTAGCGATAATCTGTTTAACAACTATGGTGGAGAAATTAATAAAATTAAATCTATCAGTGATGACGTAATTTACCATCCAGTAAAATATAAAGTTTTATTTGGAGCAAAAGCTGACGCTCAGGTTCAAGCTAATATTAAAATTGTAAAGAACCCAGATCAAGTTGTTAATGATAACGATATTAAAGCAAGAGTGATTTCTGCAATAAATGAATACTTTGCTTTAGAAAACTGGGACTTCGGTGACAGTTTTCATTTCTCAGAGATGGCTACTTATGTAATGAATCAAGTTGCACCTGATCTAGTTAACATTGTAATTGTTCCTAAGCAAGACTCACAAGGATTTGGAAGTCTTTATGAAATTAAGTCTGAATCAGATGAAGTTTTCATAAGTGGAGCAACAGTTGATGACGTAACAATTATCGATGCAATTACGGCAAGTAAGTTAAAAGCATCAGGTACAGTTATTACAGGAACAACAGCTACAACAAGCGGTGTTACAAGCGGATCAAGTTATACTTCAGGAAATACAACAAGTTCAAGCAGTTCTAGTTCAAGCAGTTCAAGTTCAAGCAGTTCTAGTTCAAGCAGTAGCGGATCGTCTGGGAGTGGATATTAATGTCATATGATGATAACCAAAACGAATATCCGTTACCAGTTCCAGGACAAGAAGACAAACGTACTAGAACTAGTGCAGAACATCTGCCAAGATACTTTCGTACTTCACATAACAAAAAGTTTTTACAAGGTACACTAGATCAACTTACACAACCAGGTGTTGCTGAAAAGATTAGTGCTTACTATGGTAGAAGAATTTCTAAAGCACGTAAGGCGGCTGACAACTATGTTGGTGATGTAAGTACTCAAAGAGAAAATTATCAGTTAGAGCCTGCAACAGTAATCAAGGACGAATTAAACAACGTTACTTTTTACAAAGACTATAACGATTTAAAAAATCAAATCAAAGCATTTAACGGTACTGTAGACAACGACAGTAAATTGTTTAGCCAAGAATATTATGCTTGGAATCCTAACATTGATTGGGATAAGTTTACAAACTTTAGAGATTACTATTGGTTAGAGAACGGACCATTGTCTATTCCTGTTGTTGGACAAGCAAGAGGACTAGTAAGCACATACACGGTTACAAGCCAAGACAACTTGGATAACAAAGCATACATATTTTCCACGGACGGAAATACATCTAATCCAACACTTAAATTATACAGAGGACAAACATATAAGTTTGATATTAATACTCCTGGTATGCCGTTGTCAATCAAGACAGCTAGAACATTAGATTCACAATACAATTATAGTGTAGGTATTAGCGATAGTACACACAGCACAGACGTTGGTATCATTGAGTTTGAAGTAGACTTACTTGCACCAGACACATTATATTATGTAAATGGCAATGATATTAATGCAAGTGGATTAATACAAGTTTATGATATTTTAGAAAATACTGAAATTGATGTAGAAAAAGAGATTGTTGGTAAGAAAACTTACAAAATGACAAACGGTTACGAGTTGTCAAATGGTATGAAGCTAGACTTCCAAGGTACAGTAACACCTGCCAAGTATGCAGAAGGTAATTGGTATGTTGAAGGCGTTGGTGATGAGATTAGATTAATCAACGAACAAGAAATAGAAGTACCAGGTACTGTAAGCACAAACAAATCTATTCCTTTTGATAGCGAAAGTTTTGATAGAGCACCTTTCAGTAATGCCAATGCTTGGGCAAAAGACAAAGATTACATTATACAAAACAGAGCAAGTCCAAGTAAATCACAATGGTCAAGATATAACAGATGGTTTCACAAAGATGTTTTAGAAACTATAGCATTAATTAACAAGCAACCTAGTGATGTTAACCAAACAGGTAGAGCGGCAAGACCTATTATTGAATTTGATAGCGATCTTAAACTTTGGAACTTTGGTACATCTGCAAAAGATAATGTTGACTTATTAGATACTTTTACAACTGATGTATTTTCAACTATTGAAGGAGCATTAGGTTACAACATTGACGGAGTAGACGTAGCGGACGGAATGAGACTTCTGTTTACTGCTGATCCTGATACAAGAGTTGCAGGTAAAATTTTTAAAGTAAAATTTATCACACATAACTTTATTAGACAAATTAGTTTAATTGAAGAAACAGATACTGATCCATTAGAGAATG